AACTACTGACTGAATACTTTTTAAAGCCTCCGCTATTGCCTTGGCAATATGGGCGGGAAGCTGAAAAATAGCCATAACAATTCTTCCAGCTGCTTCAAATAGCAGAGGAGGCAAAACATTAATCAGGATTTCAGGAAGAGCAGCCAATCCGATGATAAAGCCTCTGACAAAGTTTTCAATGTCCAGTTTTATAAACTCAGTTCCTTCTTCTTCGACACGTTGACCAATGTCTGAAATAGCCGAAACTCCACCGGCCACAGCTCCACCGACCGGACCCATAAACTGAGAAGCAGCCCCAACAATATCACCTGAAGCAATGCCTGAAAGAACACCGGCTGCTTTCTCTATATTGGAGACGATACGGTCAAGATGATCCATCATAGCCTGTAAGGCTTCATTGATTCCTTCAGCTATCTGATCAAAAGAATCAGAGAAGTCAACTTCATAATCATCAAGAACATCAAAGAATTCTTTCCAGGCATCTTTGGCCTCTGTTGCGCCTTCTCCGATGGCTTCACCTATGACTGATCCGGTTGCTTTTCCTTCCTTCTGAAGTGATGACAGAACATTATCAAAGTCTTTATGAAACTGGATTTGAGCTTTATATCCAGCATCAAGGGCTTCTGACAGGCTAGGCCATGACAGCTCAGACTCTGAAAACTCAGCCGCTCTTTTCTCGGCTGCTTCTAAGGAAGCCATAGCATCAGTTATGTCTATCTCCACACCTGGAATCATAGACAGATATTCGGCGATCCTGACAGAAGCTCTCGCAAAGTCCTGTTCCCATTGCATGGATAACTGAGTCCCGAATTGGCCCATCTTATCGAAAAGCTGTTGTATGAATTCAGAGACTGCCTCAATGGTTGTACCAAGGTCAACAATTGCGCCACCTGTCCATTTTATCAGCTTGACCATTCCATCCTGGCCGAAGACATTAGCGAAAGTTTGCGCTAAAGCTCCCAAGGTAACATCGAGCATAGCTACAGCTTGCTGAAATTGGGCAGCTTGTCTTGTTGCGTCTTCTCCAACGTCAAGACCCCAAGATTCTGTGAACTTCATAAACTGGCCAAGACCTTCCGTCTGTCCGAAAGCCTAAAGCATATTACCCGCCTGTCTTCCGAAAAGCTCAGCGGCTATAGTTGCTCTTTCTGTTCCACTTTCGATCTTCTGGAGTTCTTCTGTCAGCTCCACAAAAAGATCCTGTGAGTCTTTCAGCTTTCCGGCTGCATCAAATACAGAAACGCCAAGCCTTTCAGTAGCAACAGAAGCCGAGCCTGTCCCCCTTGCGAGTTCCCCCATCATTTTCGGCATTTTATCCAGAAGGCCCTGAACAGCAGAAGCTTCCTGTCCGCTTGCGACAAAAGCAAACTGAAGAGCTTGAATTGACTCAGCCGCTACTCCTGATCGGGTTTCCATATCGTTCAGAGAATTGACTAAATCAGCGCTTTGCTGTCCCAACTTGAAAACAGCAGCTCCTGAAGCCAATAGGGCAGCTCCGGCTGCTGCTATACCGCTCGCAAGCATCTTCCCGGACTTAGCCAACGCCTTCATGCTTTTGACTGAATCTTTTGATCTCTTATCGACTTTCTTAAGATCCTTGCTGGTCTTCTCTGAAGCCTTCCCAACATCTTTCAGGCTTTTGGTTGCTCCCTTATCTGTAATCTGAAGTATATATTTAACGATATTGGAAGCCATAGATCACCCTATCATAGTATATCAATCAGATCCGATATAGGCAGAGTAGGAAACAACATAGCCTTTTTGCCTCCTGATTTCATTGCCCGCTTCATCCTGACAGACCTTGACCATATACACCGCGCACAGATCAAAAGATCGGACCAGTCAAGTTTTGCAACCTCAGAAGGAAGACAACCATAAGTTTTTGATATTATATCATATAGATATATCAGTCCTTCATCTTGATCGAAAAGTTGCCAACCTCTCGGCTGCCTCCTTATGACCTTGCATAGCCTGATCGACTATCGCTTTCCTGTCTTCCTGGCTGAGCATCCCGATCCATAGCCGGTCTTTATCAGGATCTTGCTCTTCTTCTCTCAAAACCAGATGAAGGACTGACCAGGTTTTGCCTTCATCTGTCGATCCCTTTTTGATGCATTTGCTGATTATCCGGTCCTGATGTTCTGAGAACTGGAGAAGCTGTTCCGGCCTTATTTCCTTCAACACTTCTAACATTTTAGACCAGGCTTCATCATCCATATCTTCCTGATTTGCCATCTTAGCAAAGTCTGAAACAGATGATTTTGCCTGCTGTGGAAATAGCTGAGCGGCTAACATTCCCGAGGTCATACCGAGCGCCTCTGATTCTTGGGGTGATAGAATCCGGCCTTCCAGCTTCAGATCTCCATCAAATATATCAATCTCAAAGCGGCTTCCTTCGGCCACTCTCTTTATAAAGTCCTTCATTCTTGCCTCTTGAATGTTGGGGTTATTTTTAGTTTCCGATCGCTGATGCATCCTGGTTAGCTATGACGATATCAAAAGCCGGATTCACAGCATCAGAAAGGCCCTGAAAGGTTAGAGTCCTTTCTATTCTTCCAACAGTATTCAGAGCATCATCGTATTCTGTGATCACAGCATTATAGAGCCTGATTCTGAGTTGGTCACTATCTGAGTTTGTGAAAGTTATATCAGGGGTTCCTTGAGTTCCGGCCAACTGAGCATCATAAAGATTGTTGTCTTCCAGGTCCAATGTCACAGTCAGGGTGACTTCTCTGATATCGGTTACAAGCGGCTGAGCAGTCAGCTTCGATCCGAGAAGATTTCGACGATCGATCTTATTGTCAACAGTCAGCTCCATAGAACGAAGCGAATAATTAACAGCATTGAAGTTTAGTTGACCGGCTTCATAATGGAGAACCTGGCGACCATCACCAAAAGAAGAAGATACTGTTCCAGAACGAGCGGCTGCTGTCTGGGCAACGATATCAAAAGAGGCGGTCATTTCTCCACCGGCTTCTACTGACATGGTCATAGAACTGACTATGCAACCTTCAAACTTTTCAACTGTCGATGATCCTCGCATCACATCAATTGTCAGGCTTGGAAGGTCTGCCGATGGGGTATAGGTGTGAGTATATGGGGCTGGTCCCGGTGTACTAGCAGCAGAACCGATCGCGGCCTTCAAAAGCATTCCTGATCCTTCATAGTAGATCGGAAGATCAATAGTCCCTCCGGTTAGCTCCATGCCATCAAAGAAGCCCTGACTGAAAGCCGCGTTTCCGGTGCTTAAAAAAGTCGTCTGATTTCGCTCCTGAGATCTCTGCATGGTTGTGCTGACTATTCGATTGCTGACAGGAGTAGCAACAGGAGATCCCCAGGTGACCTCTTCCCCTATGTTTATAAAGCTATTTCTTCCAAGTACGACGGGCATTTTTTACCTCTTAAGCGGGCAGAAGATCCCTGACTTTTATCAGGCATCTAAGCGAAATTATTTGAGTTGCTGATGTGAAAACCAGACATTCAAGAGTGTAATCTGTATTATTTGAGCCTGCTTTTGACCGGACCTTTACCCATCCAGGAATAAAGCGGGTTTCAGCTTCATCGTATCGGTTAGCATCATCTGAACCATCAGCAGCAAGGCTTCTCACCTGAACATAGTTGATGGCCTCATATCCTTTCCTGAGCTTGTATGTGCTCTTTCTCTGCATCAGGATACTACCAATATTAAACCAGACATCAACAGCTTCATTTGTGGTCTTCGTGAATGATGTCTGTGGCGCTTCTGTGGCTGCTCTGTTGGGAAGAGCCTGAACTACGCGGCCGGTCGGCTGACCAAGGAAGATGTAACCATCTTTTGCGCTTGTTATTGTTGGGCTGGTAGCCTGATCTGATGCTCCGGTGTTCATCCAATAGACATACAGGAAAGCTATGGAGTCTGAGTTTATAATAGCAACTGCATCTAATTCCAGAGTCAGAATCCTGTCCGCATAGTTAGCACCGGCGGCTCTTTTGAAGGGAAGCAACAGGCCGTCAACATTCACAGGAACAACATCAAACATATTGACGTTGACATTTTCCCAAAAGTCATCCCAGTCTTTCGGGATATTTATCTGAATGTCAAAAGTTCCCGGTCCTCCTCCTCCTCCAAGGACATTGACAGCAACAGGCCTTCTCATCTTCCAATTTATATCGTACCAGTTGCCGGACATTTTTTACGCTCCTGTTGCCGTCTGAAATTGGACCTCACATCTGATATATCCGATTCCAACACCTTCAACACCATAGCGGTCCCCATCCAGAGACAGGTATGAGCATTTTATATCATCGATCAGACCAGCAAGGCCCAGGGTTCGATCGGCTGTTAGTGCAGTGATACAGTCTGAAACAAGATTCAGACTATTATCAGATCGCTCAGCTACTGAACCGCCGGCAGCAAATACGTAGATCTCAAAGATAGAATTGGTGGAAAATCTGCCCATAGTCGGTCCGTAATCTTCCAAAGCATCAGCAAAATGAACACAAGCAAAAGGGATTTGTGGCGGGTCTGTGACTGAACCTCTGACAACAGCAGAAGTGAGGTCAAGCCCTGAATATCCGCCGGCATAGCTGACGGCTATCTTCTCCAGTATTTTTTTATGGACTTGTACCACAACAGAATCAGGCATTATCCGCCTCTTCTTTTCAGGGCTTTTTGTAGCAGCTTCTCAGCCTGCTTTTGGAAGGATGGTTCTATCCTCTCAATTGCTCTTTTGATATAAAGCCTTGGCTTCATCCTGCTTGTCCCTGACTCCACAAACTCAGCATAGTAGGCTATATCTGTATCTGCGAAGACATAGATCGTCTGTTCTCTTCCAAAGTCTACTGTATAGCCCTGAATGGAAGAGACCAGAAGGCCAGTCCTTTTCTTGGGGTATACATGAGCATTTTTGATAGCCTGATCTTTCATCCTTGTTGCTGTCCGTTCTGACAGCCTTGTCAGTTCCTTGTTGAACCTGACAGAAGCATTAGCCAGGTCCTGCTGTAATTCAGTATAGGTCAACATATTACAGGATTTGAAAAGGGTTCATAAAAGGCTTTATCAGTTCCCGGACCTCTGTTGGCATATGCCGAGGTGAAAGCTTGACCGTAGAATTCCTTTGAGTCACAGAGTCTTTGCCCTGATTGGCTTTTGCCCTTTGCAAGGCTGAACACCATACAAGAATCGCCTGAACAAGATCAGAAGGTGGATTCGCTGTTGAATATCCGGCTGAACAGACGATCTTCAGAGCCCTGTAACCCCGGTCAAATGTCAAAGTTGCGGTCTGGGGAAGAAGATAGATCCTTCCGTTCTGGGTGTCTAACTCATAGGAAGCAGCCGGTATCAGTGTATCAGAAC